AACCATCAGTTCTATAATCGTCTGCTGTAACAGAACCAGTAACATCTATCCCTGATGAGGTGGTGGCTAGTTTGGCTGAGTTGTCGTGGTAGAGTGTGACTGCTCCGTTATTAGCTGCGTATAGATATGCTTCACCAGCTTGACTTTCTAAAATTAAATCAGTACCTCTAATTCTTAGTGAGCCTGTACCATTATCAATAATATAAGAATGTGAGCCAGTATGATAAATTTCTAAATCTTGACTAGCACCTAGTCTGATTCTTTCGTTGTCGCCAAGATCCAACTGATCGACAGAAACATTACCCATAGATACGGTTGTCCCGCCTGCGCCAAAGATCGCATCTAAAGTATCTAGGTTGGTATTGAGCTTATCACCCCAAGTATCTTCAGAACCTCCTGGTTCTGGTTTGGTTAAACTAAGATTGGTTGTTGTTGTATCTGACATTTATGCTACCTCTTGTTTATCTTTTTCATCCCAACTTGTGCTTGGATTACTTTGATTTGTCCATGTTGTTGATACTGTCTGCTGTGTCCATATATCAGCTCCTACAGTCTCACCTTCCCATTTTAAACTACCGAGTGATGAAAAACTACTTGTTTGGCTGGAAATACCAGCGCCTGCAAAAGTTGCTCGTCCTGTGCTATCAAAATCACTAACGCCTGGCACAACACCAACACCACCTAATGTTAAGAACCCTGTTGAATCAAAATCACTAACACCACCAATAACCGATGCGCCACCTGCTTTGATAAAGCCCTGTGAATCAAAATCGGAAACTGCTGCAATGGTGACTAAGGCTAAGTCAACTTGTGTCCCAACAGCTATAAAATTAGAAACTACTGATATGTTACTAACAGCAGTATTGACCTGTCTTGGTACTGCGGAAAAATCTGTGGTTGCGGAGACTGTGGCACTAAACTGGCCATCTAAATCATTCCACTTGGATCTGCTATAAAACCCTCTACCGTAGCCTATAGTGGCCATGATGTTATGCCAGAGTTATATCCAAATCGCCTGTGTTAAATCTAAATATATCTCCTGAAGATACGACCTTTGATGTGCTGAGGTTAGCGTAAGCTAGTAGGTTGCCTGAGCTTGAAGCATCAAAAACACCAACGGCAACAACTGTACCATAATCTGCTGTGGCGGTTGGATATTCTATAGCAGCAGTATTGGATGCTGTTGTTGGGTTTGTGCCTGAAACAGAAAATGCAGCAGTTTGTCGTGCGTAAGCGCCACCTGAAACTTCTGTACCACCGCCTGTATCGCTCGGTGCTACAGTATATAATGCCACGTATAATGTTGATGGTGCTGTGTAAGCGCTACCACCAAATACATGATCTAAAACTTTGTCCTCTAAATAATCTGAAAATCCTGCCATAATACTTCCTAGTTGTTACTCCAATAATAAACGTTTTTCTTAGCTTTGCCATAAGACCTTCTTCTTTGCATAAGAGAGCCTTTGCCAAATTCTGCTTTTTCTTGTTCCATTTTAAGCTCTTCTAACGCTTTTTCAAAGAGTTGTGAGAACATTGCTACTCGTTCATCTTCCATTAAATAAATAGAAGCGTGTTTTAAAGCACCATACAGATAAACGTCTGGATGATTATTAGAAAGAAAGTTGCTTGTGTTGCTATCACTCAAAGCATCTATCTTGCCATAATATGTTAATTGTAATGTATAACTAGCATCAGGGGTAGGTGCAAGTTCCATTGTATCGTCCACAAATGCAAAATACACAGGTTGTCCTGTTTTGTTATTAATTGATTTTCTGTAAATGTCTAAACTTTCAATAGACTGTTGTAGGATTGGTGAAAAATTATTGGATGTTATTTCAACATTGATTGCTTCTAACCAATCGTTAGGTAGTGATAGGTATTGTGCATCAGCCGTTGCTGTTGCTCTTTTAATCATTTCTTTGCGTCTTACTCTTCTGTTGACTTCACCCTCAACATTATCAATGAACATATCCATTTGATCTGTTAAATCAGATCTGTTTAAGTAATTTGCTATGTTGGTTTTTAATTCTGAATATGTCATACCTTACCTTTCCATGTTCTGAACAATTTATTATCTGGATTGTTCAACCATTTTTTCCATGCCTTCTGGTCCTTAGCCCAGCCTTCTCGCATGGCTTGTTGATATATTACCATAGGAACTTCCGCAACGTGACGTAAATCTTTCCCTGGTTTATTGTAACTTAATTGTTTGACGTGTTCTAAGACTGGTTGCACGTCTTGGGTAGTATGGTAAATAACCTTATCATCCTCGGTGGCAAACTCATGTTTGTAACCAAGTTTGTGATCTATGATAGTTCGTTTAGCCATAAAAAGAGGGCGGGACTAGCCCGCCCAAAAGTATCATTAAGATACGCTTAAGTCAGCCACGATACCGTGTGCTTTCTCGTTAGATACTTCTAACCCGTACTCAACTACAATCATCTTGGTTTCTGCATCACCAATAGTTGCAATATCAACAGTTTGGAAGTTTCTTAGATATGCTACTTTTGCATATTCTGGATCAACCAATAATAGAGATCTTTCTCTTGATCTGTTTGATGGTACGATTTGTAACTCACCAAAGTCAGATGAATAGATTGATACAGATGCTTCAACAGTATTAGCATCGATCATTTGTCTTGCTTGTGATCTACCTGTAAAGCCAGAAATAATCTGCTTATTGTGTGGACCGCAAATTGCTAATGATGGTTCACCACCATTTTCAAATGAAAGTTGTAATACGTCTTTTAGTAAACTTTCTGTTAATGCTCTTTGAGTTCCGTCAGTAGGAGCAGCACCATTACCAGCGCCAGCACCACCTGTACCTCTTGAAACGTTTGTTTCAACCCAAGATTCAAAACCACCAGTTACACGAGCTGTTGACGCATTACCAGTTGTTTTTGCACCTTTTTGACATAGAGCTTCTTCCATATCTCTCTTAAGAGCTTTAGCCATAAGAGCTAACTGGTGAGCCATTTCTGATCTCTTACCAGCTGCGTCTGAAACTTCTTGTGAACCAGAAACTGTTGCATCTCTTTTTGAAATCATACATACGTTTGATTCTCTAACAGTTGCTTGAGCTGCTGATCTGGAAAGTTCAAAACCTTCTAATTCACCACTTGATGATGGTGTTGGAAGAACTTCTGTTTGCCAATCAAAGACAACATTTTTTACATTTCTAGTGCCGATAGAACTCATAAATGGAGTTTGCATTGGGGATATGTTGTAAATAATATTACTTAAATCCTCTCTATCAGCAGTAGCGCTATAGGTATCGAAAGCATTTGTAACTTTTGCCATTATATTTTCTCCTTACTTTAATAGCTGTTCAAATAATTTTGCAGCATCCTGTTGTTTACCAGTCTGCTTTAACCTTTGACGCAACTTTTTCTCTGGAGCTGCTGACCTTTTTCTGGTTGTTGAACCAGGTTTACCTACTCTGGCAGCTGCTTTCTGTGTTGGTTTCTTTTTAGTTGCCTGTCCAGCTTCGTGTTGAAGCCAAGCAGACCTTAAACCAATCAAAGCTCTGTAGTCATAGACTTGATCCATTTCCTGTGGTGAATAACCAAGGACATCGATAGCGTATTGTCTAATAGCAGCTTTTTCTTGAGCTGCTGTTTCAGGTTTAGACCACTCAGGAATTATTTCTAAAAGTTTTTTGTTACCCTCTTCAACCATAGATTGAATTTGTTTTTGCTGTTCAGCCATGGCTTCTTGTTGAAGTCTTTGCTGTTCAACTTGAACTGCGGATAACTTTTCTTTCTTCTGATCCCAGAGTTGTTTTTCCCTAACATACCCTACTGGATCATCCTCATATAACTTCTGCCAATCAGGTTCATCACCTAATTCAGCATTAAGCTGTGCTTCCATCTTAGGTAGCAGTTGAGAATAAATCGCATCTCTTTGAGCCAACTCAGCTTGCTGTTGCTCAATAGTCTTACGCTGTTGAGACAGTTCTTGAGTTTTCCTCGTATAATCTTGCTGACGAGAATAACCATTTTGGAGTTCTTCGAGCGTGACCTCTGTTTCCACACCATCAACTTTGACTGTATAAAGTTGAGGTTGCTCTACTTCTTCCTCAATATCTTCTTGTTCAACTTCTTCTTCATCCTCATCGTCTAAATCATCGACAAGTTCTTCAACTTCTTCGACTTCTTCTTCAGATTCGGCTTCTTCAACTTCAACTTCTTCAGGTTCAACATTCTCCTCTTCAGGTGCTAAAAATCCTTCAAACGATGAAGCTGCTTTGTCCAATTCGGACTGTAATGCAATCGGTTTTTCCGTTGTTGCCATAAAAACTCCTTTTGTAGTTTTTTTATATTTTAACTAATTTTTCTGAGCTTTTCTAACTGTGACTTAGTGATTTTGCCTTTTTCAGCAATAATTCTTAGATGTCTTTCTATTTCTGGCAATAGAAGGATGGCTTTGTGTAAATCTTCTCTCATATCAACATCATCAATGTTTCTACTTCTTAACCAATGATTGACGTATTCTTCTTTAAGGTTAGCGATGGCTTCTTTAAAAGAATCGCTGTTAAGAATATTCTCGGCTTCTTGAGCCTTGATCATTTCTTCTTGTGATGGCATTTAGATAAGACTTAATACTTTACCAAGATCGCTTGGTATGGTGTTCATTAATCCACCAGATAAATCTGGCAGAGGTTTGCTTAGTTGTTGTTGTGGTGGTAACAATGACATGAAATCTAATGGTCCTGCTGACTTACCAAGGTCAAAAGGTATTGGACCGCCTGGTTGACCAACATCCATTGGGTCATAAACGATACCCATATCACCACCTCTAAAATCGCCAAGACGAGCAGATCCAGTTCCACCCATACCTGAGCCAACACCAACTGGCGGTATGTTTGGTGGTACTACTGCTGGTGGTTCTACTGGTGGTAAGCCTGGTGATGGTGGTATTACTCTATCACCCATTGGAAACTGTGGTGAAAAACTCATACCAGGTTGAACTACTTGTGAAAATGGCATACCGCCCGCTATTGATTGGGCGTATCGTATGGCAGACATAAATGGATTGTAAAAATTCATTGTGCTATTAGTTTATCAATTTTTTGGTCTAATTTGTCAAGTCTTTCAAATAATCTTGAAATATCGTTTTCTTGATCTTCTTTAGTGACATATTTGCTTGGGATTTCTTCTCTAGTTTTGTTCAATAAAATATCCAACCTTTTTAACTCTGCTTCATTTTTTCTAATGGAAAATAATAATGGCGCTAATACTAGTGTAATAAAAACATTCCAAACTAAGTACGTTGATAACTCCATTAATAACTCCAGATATATGGTCGTATCTTACCATGTTTTTCCCCACCAACATCTAAATGTATGAATCTAGCCTTACCTTTTTGTTGTACCCCTATACCTGTGAAACCAAACTGCGGTGCTAGAGCAACAACTTCATAAGCTTGTGAACCACTTACTAAGATATCAACTGCTATGCCTTTGGTGTGTGTGCCTGGTTTTTCTTTGTTGACTTCTGCTGGGTGGCTTTCAGATCTGTAAGCTGAGGTAATAATAAATGGAAAATCACATTCGGTTCTAAGTTCTTGGAGTTTGTCTATCACACTAGGGTCCATGTTATTTTCGCCTGTGTGTTTGCAAGCAAATTCTTCGTATTTAAAGTTTGGCCAGTTTTTCATTTTGATACGCCTTTGCTTTTTTCAAATGTTCGTAAGCCACCAAGACCCAACATACCCATAAGTATTGTCATAAGACTATTCATATCAAACTCTGGAAGATCGTATGAGAAGCCTGCGAGAGATATCGCAAAGACCGCAAAGGGCTGGAGAATGAAGTGATAAGCAAGTGCAAAAGCACAAATCCAACCAACACACGGACGCCAACCTGCGACAAACCAATGTTTGCTTTGCGCTTCGATTTTATTAACTTCGATCTGCGCCATATTAGCCTTGTGTAATTCGGTTTTAAGTTCATGCTCTAGCTTTGCTTTTAAATCTTTATCAGCAACAAATTTATCCAGTATCCCAGATACTGGACCTATTAAGTTGTTTAGTAAATTACTCATCGAATTATTTCTTTTTCTTTAATGCTACAAGTTTTACGTAGTCGTAAACCTGTTTTAGCTTTTTGTCTTTAGGCACAGGTAGTGCATAAACAATAACTGATGAGAGACCAATTATTATAAAGACAAAACAAATAATGTTAAATATTAAATCAAACATAATTACTCCTTATTTCTTTTTTTTCTTTTTTAATTTTTTAAAATCAGCCCCTGTGATTTTATTACGGGGTTTAGCGACAGCAGCTAGTTTCTTCTGCTTTGGTGAATATTTTTTGTACGGCATGATGCTCCTTACTTTTTATATTTTACTTTTTTACCTTTCTTCTTAGCATAGGCTTTTGCTTTAGCCATACCAGACTTAGAGTATGAGAATTTTTTACTTCCTACTTTTGGCATTATTTTTTCCTCCTTCTTATTATAGTCTTAACATTGGTTGGTTTACCACCAACGCCTTGTGCTTTTGCTCGTTTTCTTTTGACTGCACTACGTTTTTGTGCAGCGGTCATAGACATAGCTTTGGACTTAGGTACACACTTGGGATAACCCTTTCTGCTAGTTGATGCTTTCTTACGACCACAAGGCTGGTATTTGCCTTTCTTTTTTTTACGGCCAATATCAACCCACTCTTCTTCAAACCACTTTTTTAAAGACATTAGTATTTTCCGCCACGTTTTTTATATTCTCTAACTAACCAAGCATTAGCATAGGCACTTGGATATACTTTGAATTTACGTTTAGCTTCAGCCTTTACTCGTGCGTATAGGCTTGGGTTTTTTGGTTTGGGACTTGAACTTTTTCTTTTAGTAGCCATTAGCCTAATGGATTTGCTAGAGCATCCATTCCTTTCCATATATCATCAACTTCTCGTTGATGTAATTTAATTTTATTTTCTAGCTCTTTTATTCTACTTTCATACGATTCAACAAGCAATTTGTTTTCTTTGGCCACCACATCAATATCTTTGAACTGATCTTTGAGATCCATCAGCTCTTTCTGTGCTTCCATAATAAGTGATAGGTTAGTACCAAGCTCGGCTAATTTACCCTGTAACGAACTAATATCATTGTCGGCAATAGATTGTTCAACTGAAGATAAACGAGCTTCTAAATCGCTAATGCTTGAACCATAAGAACTATTGCTGTTAGCTAGAGCATCAATAACATTAATACGATTATAAAAATCGCTGACATACCAAACGCCACCAGCAAGGCCCGAGATAATAGGTAAAAAGATCGCAATATAAATGCCTTTAAATGTGAATTTTCCAATTTTAAGCTCTAAATCATTCATTACATTGGCTAAAGTCATAACCACAGACTATTGGTGATGTGGTGTAAAATTCATTCTGTTGACCTGCTGCGTAGTATTCGTCAGCTGACTTATAGTATTGTGAGAGGTCAACCATGACTGAGACACTTTCCCAACCAACAGTCAACATACCAACCGATGCGTCAAAAGCAAGCGTTGCATCTAAGAAGCTGTTTCTGTACTCATTAGCAGTTGCTTGAAACTCATTCATGTACTCATCGTTGGATAACACCGCAGTAAAGGATGCGTATTGATTACCATACTCTTCGATATCAGTAATCGCTTGGTTATAGTCAGCCACTTCTTGTTCAGTAATGTAAACATCGTTGTCTTGGATAAAGTCTTGCAAAGCTTCTTGGTCAGCAATGTCACCAGTTTCTTGGGCGTTTTCAGCTTGGTCATTGACTTCAATAACAGTCACAATCGCAAGCGTAGCTTCAACAAAATCGCTGATAGCTTCTTCCATGTTGTCTTGTGCTGCTTGTTGATTGTCGGTAATAAAATCTTCGGCTGAATAAAAGGTTGCATTTTCAACATTGGCTAGAGCTGCATTGTAAGCATCCATGTTGTCAAAGGTAATGTAACCAGCTTGCAACACGCCCTGTGGTGCAATTCCTCCCGAAGGAGCGTAAGTAAGAAAGCCACCTATGCCTTGAATAGCAATGTCAATGTTGGTTCTAAGAATCCCAGACTGTTTAACTAAATCGTCAACCGCCTGATTTGAGTGAGCTTCTAAAGCGCTCAGAAATGCTAAGAGTGGTAGTAGTAGTTTCTTCATCAATATCTCCGTTGATACTCAGTATTGTATTATAGAATTGCTGTTTTTCGTTATATCTTTTATCAGATTCCCATATTATTTGTGGATGGCAGTCGATAATTACTTCTGTGTCAGTATAACGCAGACATTTTAAAGCTGGTTTACGGCCTTGTCTGACCTCACCATAGTTGGGGATATAAAGTTCTGGGTTTTGTTTGATGGCTAAATAAGCTGCTCGACCTGCAACCAATTTAGAATTAACCAAAATAGGACAAGGTGTGCCACTAATAAACATGGCTTCCCACACATTATCGTCTTGGCACATGAGAGCGATACTAGCAACCTTCATATTAAGATCGGATAACACCTTGGCATCTCTTCGTCTGTTGCAATTCTCGTCTTGGCGATACGCACCAGTTGATAAGCCTAAACCAAATGATTGAATACCACCATTGGCTGACATCAGACATGAATCCATACCATTTGACATTAAGCTGGGTGCGATAGCTGAACCCACAGGCATAGAACCAGGAGAAGAACCAGCGCCACTATAGTTGTTAGTCGTTGCTGTTGTTTCGTTGTATGAGCTGACGGTGGAGTTGTTGTTGTTGGTCCCGAAGTTGTCGGCTGATTGATTGTTGCCACTATTATTTCCCGTATCTTCTTGCGCATGAATATACAAACTAAAACACAAAGACAATAGTATGATGGACACCCATCTTGGTCTTTTTCTCGTTACCATTTTTTACAAGACCAATACCTAGCTGACAATTTATCTTTAGCGGTATCGCACTTGTGTCTAGCTCGGAAAGATTTTCTACGAGCTGGGATATTTTTTTTGATGGTCATATTGGGATCACCAAAACGAACTAATCTAACTTTATCGCCTTGTTTGGCAAGTACCGCAAACTTTTTACTTTTTCCTGGTGTTCTTTTGGGTTTGTTGTAACCACTAAACCTTTCACCTCTGTATGTGATAGCCATTAATGTATTATATCCTCACTTAAAACAAATATCTCAGAATCCTTAGAAATCAAATGCAAGAAAGCTTCTCTAATCATTTGTTCAGCTTCAGCCCGTGATTGCGCTTTAATAGTTTTGGTTTGGTAAACATATTCACCATCCACGATTTCTAAGTTATATATTTTGGTTAGGTTGTCCTGCTGGTGCATTGGTAAATAATCCTTGAGCTTGTGATTTCTGCGTTTGCCTAATCATTTCTCTATCACGTTCCATGATAGCATTAATCTCAGCAATATTTACTTGAGCGCCAAACTTAGCTTGTAACTCAGCCATCTTAACTCGTAGATTGGCTTCTTCGATATCACGCTGTCGATCATCGTCCATGATGATTTTCATTCTATCGGTTTCAGCATCTATGATTGCTTTCTGAGCTTGGACTTGAGCTTTTTGGGCTTCAGCCTGAGCTAGTAAAGCTGCTGGGTCTGGTTTCTCTTGTTCAGGTTGTGGTGGCATTGGTGGTACTTGAGTGTTAATAAAGTTATTAACATCTTTGAACCCAGCCATCTCAACAATCTTACTAATGGTGTTGGAGTATTGTTGGAGTGACACCAAAGGATTGTTTGGTCCTAGTTGTGACAAGATCTGTTCTTGTTTTTGTGAGAGAGCTTGTAGAATAGCAATCTTTTCTTCATCGCTAGATTTAGAAATCGCCACATTAACAATAATGTCCTTGTCGCTGTCCCAATACCTTGGGTCAACTGGGACAAACTCATTGTTTAGTCTAAAAATGTCTTGCGCATCTTGGTGTTTGACAATCAGATTATTAACCAATCTAAAGAGTTGTTTCATGCCACCTTCAGCAAAGTGACGGCAAATCAACTCGATTCTGCCTTGAGCGCCACTCATGGTGGCGGACACGGCTGCTTTGGTGGATGATTGTAAAGCGTCAGCGTTCAAACCCGCACTAGCTTTTGACACACCAGTTCTATTCTCTTTGGCTTCGTCAAGATAACCCAAAACTGGGAAAGCTTCTTTACCAACGAATGGGACAGCGAATGGTTGCACCATACCTGGCGCTCTCATTCTAATTGGTTGACCAATATCGGTATTTAACACATCGTCAATATTGACTTGCCCTTCAACAATCCCCATGCGTGGGAAGATGGCGTGTCCAAGCGAATCAAGGGTGTCTCGCATGATCTGCGACTTTGCTGCTTGAATGGGTTTTAAGTAATCCGCTGGACACGACCCGATAGCTGTGTGTGGTTCTGGATCTGGACAGAACTGAATGATTGGTAAATCGTCCCATGGCTCAACGTTGGCAATATGCAAAGCATTACCAAAGGTACAAACTCTGACGAGTTCATCAATACCATCACCGTCCAAATCGTAATGACAGAAGTGTTCAATGTATAAAACGTCTTTATCGTCTGAGGTGTCTGGGTAAACCGCATTATCGAATGGGTTACGAGCTTCTTGTTCTTCAAATGAGTGTGGGTCCAGTAACGCACCGCCTTGACCAGCAAACTGCTCAACTTCTTCAATGTCGTAGCCCATAGCGACCAATTCGCTGACCGTCTTGAGCATACGATGCGCCACATAAGATGAATCATCGAGTGAGCGGGCGTGGCGAGCAATCAAAACTTCTTCTGGTGGAATGGATTCTATGCAGACTTGGCTTTTTGACTTCACTCGTCTAATTTTTAGGTCATAAGAGACTGGTATTTCTTGGGTCACTTCTTCGCCTGAGAGTGGGTCGATTTGGGTAATGGTCTCCTGTTGCGCCACTTCTTCTAAGATTTCTACGTCTTTGTCTAAGACGAGCGCCTGATAAGCTTGGGGATTGAGGTTCGTGTATTCGTGCGTAGAGGTGGAGATACTATCGTCCCAAAAGGCTTTAACAAAACCTGACTTACGCACGAGAGCGTCTTTAAAGGCATCGTACAAAACTTTAAAGCCTGGATTCTTTTCTTGAATCACATAGTTGACATAGTCGGTTTGTTGTTGCGCTATTGGAATATCTTCAACATTCTTAGGCACGAACTCAACCACTTTGTTAGCACCAAAGAAAGTACGCATGACACTTGGGAGCATAAACAACACAGTATCCCGTACGTCTGTGGAGACATAATAAGATTGCACCGAGCTGGTCGGTTCTGGTTCATTGCCTAAATAATATTCGGTTGATTCTGCTCGTTCCTCACCCACTTGGTGAATGTAGTCCTCAGCATCGTCCATTGCGTTTTTGAGGTATGCGCTGAGATCGTCAAAGTTCTGTTCTTCGACTTCGTATTTCTTATCTTGTTCTGCCATAAATTATCCCACTCTTATTATGCGTGATTTTAGTGGTTGTCTGAAATTATAACCTAAATAACTCATACTGCCACTAGCACCTGCTGCATTTGATGCCATAGTGAGTGCTAAAGCATCGGCACGGTCTGGCGACTTGACGCCACGTTTACGCATTTCTTCTTTACTTTCTAACTTTATTTTACCAGATGACGTATATTTGTAACTAGGCGCAGCCAGTTCGGAACACAGTTCATCATCTTCAGGCAGCCGACAGTCACGCTGCGCCAACCAATCTTTAATAGCAAACCAAAGTTCCGCTCGTAAGTTCAAATAATTTTTTTTGGTACTTGGTGCTTCGGCTACGTTCACCCCACGCACGGGTAAATTCAATTCTCGCAATCTATCCACGACCCCAGAGCCAATACCAATGACATCTACTAAAATTTCTTGCGGTTGTTCCATCACAGTCGCATCGTCAAATCTATTCTTAATCGCACCACAAAGTTGCATGAGATCCATCGAATGGAAAGTTTGCACCTCAAAAACGGTGTTGCCCTGACGCACGCACAAGGCTGAATTATCGCCACCAAAGCGAGCGACATCCAAACCCCACACAATCGGCTCACTTGAAGTGAGCGCCACATCACGACCCATGGCTGACTTAATCAACTCCATTGGTATGACCGTATCATCGTCCATCTTAGGAAACTCACCCAGGACTTCAACACGGGCGACCGTAGAATCTTCACCGTATTGTTCCAACATCCGATTGAACAAAGCAGTATCTGTGCCTTCAACCGTGCGGGAATCTATTTGCTCGGTTGCCCAGTAGGGTTTCTTGGCGTGGAAACAATCGTAGAATGGCCCTGTGTTTCTACGTGGGTTAGAGAAACAGAACCAATAACGGTCGTTCGTTGGTTCGGAGAAGAAGCCTTCGGAGACTGAATAGATGGGTGCGGGAAT